GGACCGCGACCATAGACTTCACCCGGCACCTTCATAAACCGCGCAACGATCCACGGCGATACTGTCATGGTGCGATACACAAGTTCCGCATTGACTTGCAGCGACTTAGTGCCGTCCTCTGACTTGTCCTTCGGCCAGATCAGGTGATAGCAGTAGATGTTCTCAGTCGGGTTGAATACAGTCGCCTCGACCAGATCAATCTCTGCTTCAGGCTTGTCCTGTATTTGCTTGACCAATCGCTCTGGGATGTCGGCATCCGGCCATTGGCGCTGTATCGCTTCTCCGCGTATCCGCATCTTTCGATACACGTTATCGATTGTGCCGTGTGGACCTTCTTCCAGAGACACCAGATATTGCGGTACAGGCGTGAAGCGCACCGGAGAGTCATCGTCACCTGGCTGTACCAGCATGACGGCAGTACCGACGCAGAGATCAAGCAAGAACTCAGAGATCGCCAGATCAAAGTTAGTCTGCCGTACCACGGCAAACATTTTCTCGGCATACACCTCTAGCGCCTCGGCAATCTCAGCTTTACGATCAAGCGGTATGTCTGCACCAGGCTGTAAAGTACACCACGCACGATATGGCGGGAACAAGGCTGACTGAATACGGTTGGCAAAACGCTGCGTTGAGTTGATCGCAGTTGCGTCGAACACGCGGGTCATCTTGTTCTGACCTGGAGTCTTACCTTCGTAGAACCCTGAGTACAGATTGCGTTGCGGGAGCGCGAACTCATAGCACTCCTCATAGATCGTGCGCCATTCTTCCTTACGTGCGTCAGCCTTTTCCTGACGCTTCAGGATTTCTTGAGGAGTGATACGTGCCATTTTAGTACCCTTTCTTTACGCCCTTAATCTTTCCGGCGTTAGCCGACGCATGAAAAACAGCTTGGCCTTTCTTCTTGCCGTACTTCTTCTTCATGGCACCCATGATCTTCTTGCCTTTCTCTGTCATTGGCATATCAAGACTCCTTGTGTCTACGCGCAAAGGCTCTGGCCTCTGCTGGTGATGAGAAACCCCAGCGCTTGAGCGCCAGGGCATAGCGAGTCGGACGACCTTTTTCGTCCTTCATCTTTGCATTCATTCCTGAGAAACGTGCAGCAAAAGAAACACGCCGAGGATTAACACCACTTGAAACAGGCGCTCTAAGGTTTCCACCGTCCTTTCGTTCAAAGTGTCTTCGTCCCGCTTCATTCAGCCCGCCTTCAGGATTCTGGTGCTTCTTTAAAGTCATGCGCGATACTTCCTCACCTTATCTGCAATCTTTTTAGGCTGTGGAACAGAAGAGCCAGTACCGCCGCCTTTCCTCTTCGCTCTCGATGTAGCCGCATATTCCTGTGGGGACAGCGCCCTGATCGCCGCCTCCGGCAGATAGCGCTCACCTGTGTCACTAGATCGTTTACCTGACTTGGTGCGCCACTTCTGCTTGCCCCACTTCAGCAAAGACATCTGCGGCTTTTTCACGATGTGTATCCACCGCCCTTGGCTTTGTACTTCTTGGCAAGCAACTGCGCTTTTCTCGCTGACCATTTACCGGCTGGCGTACCCTGCACATTAGATGCCTTGATGCGTTCAAACATCCGCTTCCGCATCCCAGGCTTGGTATAGTTACCGGCTGCGTTGACTGCCACTACAGACCACCAAGACGACGCGCCAAACCACCAACCATTCCGCTACGATCTGGAGACAACAGAGATCTCATGCCTCTGCTTCCGCGTCTTGCGCGAGCAGCGGCTGATCTTTCTGCTGCTGCGGCTACCGCTTCACGGCGCTCGCCAGCAGCGGCTTTGGCGGCTGTCTCAGCTTGCTTCCGGGCAGTTGCTGTTTGCTGAACAGGCTCTGGCCTCGACGGACGTACTACATCAACAACTTCTCTAATGACCGGCGCGTTACTCATAGTTGACTCCTGATAATCCCATTTGTGGCGTTGAACGCATTGGACTCAATAATGAACGCATACCGCCGGTGCGACGCGCCCTCATGGTTGCGGCCAAACGGCGACGCTCTTCGGCCTCTTCCGCCTCAACACGCGCTTCTTGCTTTTCCAGTAACTCTTCCTGGCGTTTCATTGCTGCTTCCTGCGCTGACGTATCAGGCATGGAAGGCTTCAACATATTAGTCATAGAACCTCGCATACACTAAACTATCCGACCCATCCGGGGCGTATTGCTTCAGTGTCGCCTCAAACTGAAAGTCCAGAAGACGCGCCCAGGCGACAGCCTCTTTGTGGGCTACTGATACCATAATATGAAGCCGACGTAAATCCAAGGCCGGTCCAATATGTTTAAAGAACCGTCTTGCACCTTTAGTCAGTTGCATTTTACGCTTTTTGATCCCGATTGTATCGACCATCAGCCAAGCCTCTGCAACACCAGGATACAACTGGGCGACACCGAACATCGCCAGACAGCGCCCGTCTCCGATCACAGTCCAGCCGAATCCCATGTTGCCAAACGCATCAATCTGTTCGTCATAGGTCGGTAGCAGATTCTTGTTGCGCTCGGCATCGGGATACAACTTCATCAACTGAAACTGTGAGCTATTACATGGCACGACGCGCACGTTGGGTACATTGATCCATCGATGCACGTCATCACAGGTCACCATATTGAGAACTCGGTGTTCGCCTGATACTGGCCCTTGGCTCCGGCTGCACCATAGCGCCCACCATAGCCACGGGTCATTACCTTGTGTTCGCCACCTCCTAGCATTAGATACCCGAATGCGTCTCCGACGTGCGAGTGCTCGTTTTTGTTTGGTGCGTCTCTGAATCGTTCCTGCCCTCCACTCATGGCGACACGCTTGAAGTGATAACCACCGGCTAACGACTTCCGCAATCGCTGACAATCCTTGTGTACTTGTAACCCAGCCTTCCGATCAATGAACCGATTCATAGGCATCGCTCCCGCTTCACGGCGCACCTGGAAGTCGTTTGATGCCGTAGGCCGCGCATTGAGGCCCAGCGTCTTCAGGTGATCGAATGCAGTTACCTCAAAGATCTCGTCGCGCTTTGACCCGGCAGGGTCACCCCACACCAGGATATCCATCTTGGGATAATGCACATTGATCTCGTTCAACAGAATCAGGCCGAATCGCTCAAGGCCCATATCCTCGGTCACGATCTCGCGCAGCACATTCCATCGGCCAGAGGGTAAACGCTGACCGAATACCGCCGCAGGGGTCAAACCAAAGTCGAGGCCGATATGTAGCGGCAGTGTCGGATCGACTGCAATATCGTCGCAGGACATGACCGAGTCATCGAACTCTGGCCAGACCGGACGACCTTCCTGTACATACACATACTGACCACCGGCATAGCAGCGTATCCAATCCAGGTTCTTACCACCGAGCTGCTGATCGTAGTAGCCAGGTGGTAGGTTGTTGATGTTCTCAGCCTTGTCGCTGACCTTCCAGAACTTACCCGCCGCGGGAATCCCGTCAGGGTCACTACTGGACACCTCCATCACGCCGCCAGGTTGCTTGAAGAACTCCCACTTGTAACGACCACTGACCGGCCCCTTCTCTGCGAGACGATGCCACCAGTGATCGTCGTCCATCGGGTTGGTGTCCATCCAAATACCGCGCCACGGGCAACCGCCATTTGACTTGGTCGGGAATCTACCGACACGGTGTGTGAGTCCCTGCACCACGGCTAAAGGCAACTCTCGCGCCTCATTCACCCATGCGCCGGTCAGCTCTAGCGACAAGAGTTTACGCACGTCTTTTGGTTGATCGAGCGCCATGAAGATCACCTCACAGTCGATACCGGCTGCGTCACCGCGACTCGGTAGCTTGATGTGGTGCGAGATAGGAGGTGACCAGCGCATCGGTCCCCAGATGTTCTCTGGAAACAGCTCAAGCCACGTCTTGATGGTTGTGGTGCGTAGCTCAGGGTAACTATTCCGCACAATAACGAACCGAGAGTAGCGGATACCGTCTTTCGGTGACGGCGGTTGTTTGACGGCGCGTAGCATGATTTCAGCGGCACAGCCATACGACTTGCCTGAACCAACCGGACCCATCAGGCCGCGTACAAACGAATCATCGTGCAGAAACTTCCAGGTTGTCGGCGCACCTGAGAAATCCAAGTTCAGACCGCCGAGCGCCTCGTCAGGAGAGATCTTCTTATTCGTCGGCGCTCTTCTGCGTCGGGTCGATCTCTGGCTCTGATCCGTCGCTTGTTTCGCTCTCGCCATCGTCTAATACCTCATAGGTTGTTACTTCTGGACCCTTTAGATTGATCCCCAAAATACTTGGTCTGCTATCGCTATCACTGTTCGGCTCGTGAAGCCCGTGATACCTAGCGAGTACGCGCAGGGCCGAGAGCTTGTCATGCATCTCGACTTCAATCGCATTGCCGTATTGGTTCGGTGTGACCTTCACCTTCTTAATCGATTTCTGTACGTGTACTGGGATATCTTTCGACGCAAGTAGTGTCATCCCACCAGACTGTGTCCACTGGAGTACGTCAGTGACGTTCGACGCGGCGATTGCCTGGAGTTCCTGTTTGACGGCTTCCTTCTCGTCGTCAGAGCCGATTGCGAGAATCTTACGCGCCTCGCGGACGGTGATCTTTTTGGTCATGACCTGTTCTGTAGCTCCTCTTGAAACTCAGCGTCCTCTATCTCAGCGATCATGTCATTGATATACCACATCGCTTTCTTGAGATCAGTCTTGCCGCCTTTCTCCTTCCAGCGCCACAGGTACTTGATAGCGTTTCCGGTGCAATAGGCTTGGTCGCCTGTAAGGTTCTGCACCGCTGCCTTGATTGCGTCGATACATTCTACGCCGTCGCGTTGATAGTGGTCAGGGTTGATGGGGTCGGTCATTTATGTCCTCC